TTTACAAATATTTTTTATTAATTCTAGAATAGAATTTACAAATATTTTTTATTAATTCTAGAATAGAATTTACAAATATTTTTTATTAATTCTAGAATAGAATTTACAAATATTTTTTATTAAATAAATCCCATATGTCTTTATTTTCTGATTTAGGCCAATAGAAATTTCCAATATGCGCATGTCCTTCTCCTTTTTTAGATGTACCGCCAATATATCCTAATTTACGAGCCATATCTGCCATATTAATTTTTGTTTGAACATGATCATCGATAATTTGGACACGATACATTCTATGAACATATTGATATGACCAACATACTGCAAAATCAATATGTTCATTTCTTTTTTTAAAATTACTAATTATTTGTCGTCCAACTTTTTTTGCTAATGCAGGTGCATCAAAATTTAATACACCTACATCATATCCTTGAAATTTCATTTTAACTGCATTAATTGCAATTTGATCTTTTAAATTTTCAATAACTTGATCATAATAGTGTCCAATCATAATTAAAAAATTAGGATCAGTATGTATTATATTCCATAGTTCTTCAAAAAGCCGTCCATCTTTTTTCTTTATTTGAATTGTTTTTGATTTATTATGAATATATCTAAAACCAAGTGCTTCATTAAATAAATTAATATATTTTAGAGGAAGATGTTTTAAAAATAATTTAGCATCTGAATTATCAACATATTGAATAATTTTAGGAACTATTTGATCTGGATAAAAAAATTTCCAGGTATATGCACAAGCTGCATGATTTTTTCCATTAAATAATGTATTTTTATTATATAATTTTTCGTGATCATCAATTAAGATAACAGATTTTGCTAATCGTATAATTTTTTGTAAATCTTCTTCTTTAAAAGATATATCTAAAATAATAACATTTTTATCTCTTATCATATTATCAAATTGAATGAATTTACCAGGTTTAGTAAAAATAAGTTGGATATCTTTATTTTTATTTTGTTCTTTTAAATAATGATAAACAATTGCACATGAAAGCATACCATCATTATTTTCATCATGATATATAATTGCATTTATTTGATCTAAATCTTCTTTCTTAAATTTTTTTCTAAAACTGTAAATATCTTCAAAGCTTTCATTATAATTTTGTTCTGATTTAATAATTGTATTCTTATTTGTATTTTCTGGAGGAGATATATTTTTATTTTTTAAAGAATTATATAATAATTTATTAAATATATTTTTATTATTAAATTGAACAGTTTTATTTTGAACCGGTTTATTTTCAATAGGTTTTTTGATATTTTTTATTTTATTATTATTTTCTGAATTAGTATTTCCTGAATTAGTATTTCCTGAATTAGTATTTCCTGAATTAGTATTTCCTGAATTAGTATTTCCTGAATTACTATTTTCGGAATTAGTATTATTTATTTTTTTAGGTTTAGTTACTTTTTTAACCTTGGTTTCTTTTTTAGGTTTAGGAGTAGTTTCCCTTTTAGGTTTTTTTATATTTTTATTTACCATATAATAAACATTAGAAAAAAATAATTTTGCGTATTTAAAATAATATAAATATATAATAAATATATAAATATAATGTCCGAAGAAATTATAAAAGCCGATGAACAAGAAATTCTATCATTTAATGATAAAATAAATTTAATTAATGAAAAATATATTAATATATTAGAAGAGTTATTAGAAAAATTTAAATATCATGAAGAAATATCTGGTCAACTTGAGTTTGATTTAAAATATATTAAAGATGCACTTAAGGAAGATAATTTTAATATTATTGATCGATTAACAGATAATTTTTTATTTTGCTTTGAACAAATAACAGAACATAATATTGATTACTTTAAATATCAAACAGATAAAATTAAAAAGAATGGTAAATATTATAAAAATAAAATTTCAAAACTTGGAAACAAAACAATTTTTAAAAGAGTTTTATCTGAATTAGATAATAAGAGTACAACTAAAATATTTACTGTTTTAATTGAAATATTTCAATTATTAACAGTGAAAGATACTGAAAATAATGAGAGTTTAACTTTTATTAATGAATATACAGAATATGTAAAAGGAAATTTTAATGAAAATAAAAATTTCAGCAAAATGATTATGGTATTTGATAATGTTGACGACATGTTTAGTAATATTCCTGATGAAAATGATACTCGATTAGCAGTTGATATTGAAAAAGAGAAGTCTAAAGATAAAAAAGAAAAAGTAAAAGGTAAAAAAAGTAAAGGTTTTGGATTAGATGGAATAGAAGGAATGGGTGAAGATTTTATTAAAGGATTAGAAACAACTAAGATTGCTCAATTAGCAAAAAATATTAGTCAAAAAATAAAACCAGAAGATTTCCCTATATTATCTGACCCATCTAAATTATTAAGCTCATTATCAAATAATACAGAAGGAGGTGATGATTCAGGTAATTCTATTCAAAATTTATTAAAATTTGTAGTAGGTGAAGTTGAAGATGCTTTTAAAAAGGAAAATATGAATGAAAAAGATTTAGTAAATGAAGCACAAAATATAATGGGTAAATTTCAAAATATGTCTGGATTTAACCCAATGTCAATGATGGGAGGTGGAGACGGTGAAGGTGGATTTGATTTTGGTAAAATTGCAGAGATTTTTTCAAATATTAAAAAATAAAAAATAAAGTGGTATTAAAAAAATTTTTTTTATATAATATATATTTAGTATTATGGATAATGAAAATGAAAAAACACAATCTATGGAAAAAAGTAATTTAAACGATCCTTTCTGGACAAATGATTATAAAATATTATTTTATAAAGAAAGAATACCTGATTTTTTCCCACTTGTTCAAATGACATTAATAGAAAAATTAAATGCTATTATGAGAATGGGCATTATTTTAAGTCTAATATTATATTTAGTTACAGGTGTTTATCAATATCTTTATATCATGATTATAATTGGATTGATAACATATTATATTTATAAAACCCAAAAAGAAAATATGGAATTATATTTTAATTCAATTCCTAATAGTAATGAAAATATAATTCAAAAAAGCGAAATTGATAATAATAAAAGAATTATTGAACCAACTGTAAATAATCCATTTATGAATATTAATTTAATTACCGACGATAAAACAAAACCTATGGCAGAACCTTCATGGAATAATGATGAAGTTAAAAAAGAAATAGAAGACAAATTTGGATATAATTTATATAGAGATGTAGGAGATTTATATGGAAAATCAAATAGTCAAAGAGAATTTTATACAATGCCTTCTACAACAATTCCTAATAACCAAACATCGTTTGCAAAATGGTGTTATGCAACTGGACCTACATGTAAAGAGAAAGCAATTTACTGCTCTCCAGAGATGGATGCTGTACCATATATTGATAATACTAATCCATTATCTTTAGATAATAAATATTATTAATTTTTTGTATTAATTTTTATTATTTTATGTATTAATTTCTTTATTTATAAATAAATAAAGAAAATTTTTTTCTATCTATATCTTAATGAATAATAGTTTAGATATAAATGAGCAAACATCTTTAAGAAATGATAAATGTGGAAAAGACTTTTATAAAGAAAGTAATAATAAAATGCTTGATTTATCTTTTTTCCCATTAAACATTAAGAAAGACAATAAAAAAGAATATATTAATTCTGCTGGAATTAGAGGTTTATTACAAGATCATAGTCGTGATCTTAATGGAGATTATATTGATCAATCAACTATGTTAAGAAATGGTGATTTTAAAAATAGAGTTGTAAAACATGGATTAGATACTCGATTATTTCCAGGATCTCCTTTATTAGCAAGAGGCCAATCTATTTTAAAGAATCCTGATTTATCTTCCCGATTAATGCAGGGCGAAGAAACACGTGTTCATAAATCAACAAATGTTGCATCTAGTTACTCTGTAAATAATTTTATTCCTCTTGTTCCATCTATAGCAAATAATATTCAAAATACTGATCATATTATTCCTACATATTGGATTCGTGGTGGAATGAGCACCAGATCAGTTGTTAGAAATATTGATTATATGAAATCATGTGGAATTAAAAAGTAGAGTAGGGAACCGATCGTAGCGTGGTCTCCCCCTACAACTCCTCCTTTTTTTAATAGACTATCCTTTATTTTTTATCTATAACAAAAAATTAGTATTAATTTTTTGTTAGGTATAATGCGTGAAACGTCCCTTATTTAAAAATTAAATTATATATATAATTAAAAATAATGGATATTTCAGAAAAATTTGAAGAAAATGGGCATTTATTCTTAGAATCTGTTTATTCTTTAGAAACTATTGAAAAAATAAATAAAGAAATTCGTGAATTTATGAGTGATAATGAAATTTATACACATTTAAGAAAAAGACATGATGTTCCAGAAGAAAGATTTTATGTTAATAATACTTATTCTACATTAAGTGATTATACAAAAATACAGCATTATTATTTACCTGTTATTGATAATAGAGGTTCTTTTAATAGAAGCACGGATGTAGGAATGATTGATTTTTATAATGCTGATAAATTATTTCCAAGTATATATAATTATTTTAATATTAATACAATTACAAGTATCTTAAAAAAAATAACTAATAAAAATTGGAAACTTCACCGTACAAATATTCAAATATGTAGTAATGTAAAAAATTCAAATTCTTTTCATTTTGATAATATAGATAAATGTATTAAGTTTACTATTTATTTATCTGATATTTTCAATAATGATTGTGGACCACCAATGTATATTGAAAAATCACATAATAATAAAAAGGATATTAAAAGTGGTGATATTAAAATATTTCTAGGAAAAAAAGGAGATTGTTTAATTTCTTATCAAAATGGAATTCATAGAAAATATCCTCAAAATAATTATACTTCTGGATTTTTAGTATTTAATTTTATTCAATAATAGGAAGTTTATAGATAGTTATATATGTTTGCTTTTCTAAATAAAGGTCTGTTTGATTAGGATTAAAATTTTTTTTATTATATATTTTATGTCCTTCTGGAACATCAACTTCGTTCATTTCATTTGATTCCCAATCAACATATTTTTCCTTAACTGCATTAATGGCTAAATTATAGTTAATATATCCATTTTTATATACTATTCCATTTTCTACAACAATATATACAAATCTATTTGAAGAAAAAGAATTAAAGATATTAAGGTTTCCCATTTTATATTATATCAAAATAAAATTATAAAGAATAAAATTTTATTCATTTTTTGTTTATTATATTCTTTATTTTTTCCATTCACATCCTTTAGGTGCCTCAAATTTTGGAGGCATAGGAACTTTAGGAAAATATTGCATTTGGCAAGATGGTTGGTGTTTTAATTTTACTTGGCAATCTGGAGAAGAGTATGGAATACCATTAGAACCATTATTGCATGATGGATTTTTGGAAGAAGGTGTATAGAAATTTGATGGGCATTTAGAACTAAGTCTAGTTTGGCCTCTTAAATCACTTTCTAAATCAACTAAGTTTCCACTAAATAAAGAAACTCCGTTTCCACCAACAACACCAAATTCCATTCTGCATTTAGAACAATTTTCATATTTACCAGGGTAAAGGTTATAATTTAATGGACCAGTTGATTGTTCTATTGTTTTTTTATATGCGCATTCGTCATAAGTTAATCTGTTTGAACTCATTCTTTCTATATAATAATATATAGAAATATTTTTATTTATAATTAATTAATTATAAATTATTTTTTTATAA